CCACAAATCCCAGATCCGAAACGTCGATCCGTATGGTGTTGCTCTCGTCGCCGTTGATGGCGTATTCCTTTATGTTCCCTGATTCAAAATTGATTGACTGCATTAAATTGACCTCCTAAATCAGTTTTCTTTCAAAATTTAAATGTATCTGTATCTGATACAATCCTCTGTCACCATCCTCATCAAGAGCCAGTAACATTCCATTATCCGCTTTTATGCTTGTGGGTGTAAAGTTTTCCGCAAGAACGGGATAATTCCGGCTTGCATTCTGCTCCTCTATCCACCAGATAAAATCCTCGGTAAATGCCGAGGCGTTGAGCCTTGACAGATCGTCTGCTGTATATTCTCTGCTTTGGAGCAAAGCGTTGTACTGCCATGTCTGATTTCCAAGAATGTCCTCGCTGAGCTTGACAAGTCCAGAAGTCTGAATGCTGTAATTAACAGGTTCGGACACTGTCTGATCGTAATGAAGATCCAGCTCCGCCATGTTCGGATACATCTGAACAAAGTTTTTCATAGCCTCCAGAAGGCTCTTGTTATTTCGCTCCTGCAATTCGTTTCACTCCTTTAAGTATTCCGGACAGATGATCTGTCTTCATGCGTTCAAACCACAAGCGACCTCGCTTGCCTCCACGGTTAAGACCTTGTTTACCCATACCTTTGTTGTCATAATAATTTTTTCTGGCATAGGACGTATTGTAATGAACCATGCCGGAACCCACTACCGTGGAAGTAGTGCCTGATTCTTTCAGCTTGCCTGACTGCATAGGTACATACGGATCACAGCAGCGAAGCACCTCGCTGTCTATGTATTTCTGTACTCTGCCGCCCTTCTGCAAACCACGGCGTGCAAGCAGTTCGTTTCCGGGAGCGACCCTGAGCGTGACCTTAATACTGTTCTTACTCATTTTGCCGTCACTTCCGTATGCTGCATTATGGGACTTCCGTAATCCTTGCGCTCTACCGTGCTGATCTTAAGCGGACTTACAGCCTTAAGCAGCTCCGTAACCGAGCTGACGATGCTTAGGTCAATATTTCCTTTCGCAATATAGTCGGACTTTTCTACCTTTGCCGACAAGGGCAGATGTATCATTGCCCTGTCGACGTCTGTCCTTCCGGTTTTGGAAATGTTCTCAGCTTCGGTATCCTGCCACCAGCAGGGATAATGATATGAAATATATGCACCGTCTGACTTGTGCCAGATGGTGCATTCTCCGTTGTATCTCATATCCACCCCACCCGTCTCAGATTAAGATATTTAGAGACGGTCTTTAACAGCTCATCGGCAGCGGAGGTCTGAGCCTGCGCATAGCTTACCGAGTAATCTCCCACCTTTTCGGATACGATCTGCTTTCCCGGCTGTGCGGAATACATGATTTCAGCACAGGCACAGCAGGCTTTGGCAAGAGAAATTTCGTCTGTTTCCGCAAAGCTCAGACTGTCAATGTAATCCGAAGCCCGCTCAGAAAAGTAAGGAAAATCATTTTCGGAGATCTTACTGCCGTAATATGCGGTGGTATAAAACGCGTAATCGGCATAAGCCATAACCTACACCTCCGTATCTGTATCTCCTGCGGCAGTAATTGCCTGAATAATCTCGACCTTTCTGGCAGCCGAGCCAATGTCGATGCCGTTATCTTTGGCAAATCTCTTTAACTGTGCCACAGTCATTTTATCAAGACAAATGTCGCCGTTTTCATCTGTGATGTAGGCAGGATCAAAAACAAGTCCTACTGTACGCATAATATTTCCCTCCTTATGCTTTGTGACTGAGGTAAATACCCGCAGCCTTGTTCTTGTAAACACTTACAGTTCCGTACTTACGATATTTTGAAATGTAAGAATCGGAGTTTGGATTGTTCTCAGGCGGGATAACGTCCGAAGCCGTATGCTTGTCAAACTTGATCATAGCGGGCTTATGAACGATCATAAAGTTGATATCCTTGCCGGTCTCAGATTTCTTGTAGTGACCTGCTTCCTCACCGGCAGACTTACCGTCGAGCAGATCAATAGCAGTGTAGAAACGAGACTGAGGTACTTTTTTTACCTTGGCAAATGAGTTAAGCACCTCACGGCTCTTGGTCGTATCAAGTCCCATTACGCCGTTAAGCAGCGTAGGAGTAGCGTACAGATATCTGTCCTCTTCGGGAACGCTGTCTTCGTCCATTTTGCTCTTAGCAGTGATCAGTGCGGCAAGAAATTCTGCAGCATCCGCATATGTAGCAGGGGTTGCCACAGAAATATTTTCAGTACCTGCAAGCGTAGCAAATACAAAAGCGTCAGCTTCAGGGGCGACTTTTTCACGCATAAGCGTACCGCCAGCCATGCCGAAAGCAATATTGAAGCTTTCTTCGTTGTCCATTGTGTCAACGGAGATCTTTGCACCTCTGTCATAATTAAATTCTGCTGTTTTCCACACAACAGATACAGAAGCGTCAGTATATCCGCTGTTTCTGTCGTAATCTCCCAGACCGTCTACCGAAATCTGAGGATAAAGGATCTCGTTGGCATTTGCTCCGGCTCTCATAAGTTTTGGATCGGAAGTCAGATCAGCTGTGACGGAAGCTCCAACGTAAACCTCATCAAGAAGATCTGTGTAATTTTTAGCAAGTGCAATAGTATTTGGCATAAGAAAATTCCTCCTTATTTAAGTCCCATAGCAGCTCTAAGAGTAGCTGTCTGTGTGTCTATTTTTGCTGCCGAGCCGTGGTCAAGTCCCGTATCGATCCTTGCGCCCGTATCGGCATTTTCCTGTTCAAACAGGAACGATTTGTCCGCCTTAAGCTTGTCAAGCTGTTCGGAAAGTCCTACAAGCTTGCCGTCATCGCCGAGCTTGAGGGTGGAAGTGTCGATCTGACCTTTGACGATACCAACGTCTCTAGCCCTTGCTCCGATAAGCGAGAGTTCCAGAGCCTTATCAAGCTTCAGGGCGGCAATGTCGGCGTTGTACTTCTGCTCCCAGTCAGCGGCGGACTTCTTAAGTCCCTCAACATCTACGCCGTCGAACGACTTTACCTTGTCGGTCAGCTCAGTGATGTTGGTCTTGGCAGCGTCAAGCTCTGCTGCAAGGTCTGTGTTCTTCTGCTGTTCGGCGGTCAGCTCCGCTGTGTGCTTCTCCAGCACCTTGTTCGCCTGCTCCTCGGCGATGCCGAGAGCGGTTAAGTCTTTCAGTTCCATAGGGTTTTTCCTCCTTGGTTTAAATTTGAGTATAATAAAAACGCCCTTGGAAGAGCGTTTTACTATCGTTAAAACGTGATTTTAATCATCTTTTTTCAAATTTTGTACAAACAGACATATAAATTTGAGAATTGTAAATATCCACGCTGCCGCATAGCAGCCGGCGGGGATCTGCCCGGTATCGAGGGCGTAAAGAAGTATAAGGGTCGACAGCATTAATTATCAGCTCCTTTTCCAAAATTAAAAGCCCCCATTAGCTGGGAGCTTTTATCGTGTGTAAATAAAATACGGTTTAAAGTTGTTTCTAATCTCTATAAATTATCTGTGAGTAGATAGTATCATAAATCCCTTCGAGTTTTCGTCCAAATGGCGTAATTTCATCATCTAAACCGAAGCCATAAATATCCAGCATATCACTTGCAGACCTTCTGAAAGCTTCTATATCATCTTCCGATACAGCAACTTTGTAGCAGTCATCTTTCAATTCAATAGAAGGCACTTCGGAAAAATCAGCATATTTTTTTAATATCTCATATTGATCTTTGTTAAATTCAAAATACATATGAATTATCTCCTTTAGTTTTATTTTGGATTACATTGTATAAGAATGTTTGTATCGGGATTTATTGAAACCTCGCATTTCTCTGTTACAAACTTTTGAGAAGTTTTAGGCTTGCCGTTTTCATCATAAAGAATATTTCCATTCTTGTCATGACTGATCTTTGGTTTTGATGGTTCTCCTTTATACAATGCATCCTTAATATCATCCAAAGTCAAACCTGATCTCGGTTTCTTTTTAGGATCACTGGGATTGGAGATAGTTCCGAAAAATCGCTCAAGGAAATGCTTAGACTGACCTTTAATAACTATTCCGTTCGATGTCACTGTACCAATGATCTCGCTCTGCACCTTTTCGTATGTAGCCTTATACAGATCGTATCCAACTAAAGGCGACATATATCCTGTCTTTACTGAATTGATGTATGTACTCATCAGTTCGTATTCAGGAGGATTATTATACTTCATATTTTCAAAAATGTCAAGTGTTTTTGGAGGATTTTCAATTCCATAGCTTTTCATTTTCTTTACAAAGTAGCGATTATTCCCGTGTACCGCCTTCTGCGAAACACTCTTACCAAATCCAACGACCCGAACCCTGTCCTTCTGAGGATAAAGCCCGTTAGCCTTACAGAAATCATTCAGCCGCTTTTCCTTTTCTTTGAGTATCGTCGAATGCCGTTCAAACTTATTCTGAAGCTTACGTTTCAGAGCTTCATCATCGCATTCCTGAACGGCTCCGTCAAATGCCGCAAGCCTGCGCTTGGTTTCCCTTATGGAGCGTTCCATTGACCGCTGTTTTTGCTCCAGAGCATATTGCTCGTTGTTTTCGGAAATATCCACAGGCAGATTGGCAGGTCTTGAAATACCCTCAAAAAACGGAAAGAAATCGTGCCGGCAGTTCCAGCCCTTAAGCCCCGCTCCTGTTCCGTAGCCCGTAACGCTGAGCGGAGGATATTTCTTAGATTTGCCCGAAATGCTGTACACTTTGCCCTGCCAGACCGCATGAGTCGGACGTGCGCCCATGTGTGATGTTACTTCTACCAGATCGCAGTCCATTTCAGCGGCAAGATCAAGCTGCA